ATTACGAACCTACCTTACATATACCAACGAAACACGACTCCGAATTTAAAACATTAGATGGTACTAATGTTCAGCCTATCAAGCCTGGAACTATTAAAGATTGTAGAGAATTTATATCACGATATAAAAACACCTCCAATTTTGATGTATATGGCAACACAATATATCAGTATTCATATCTCGCAGATGTTTATCCTACAAACCCAACACCATACGACTTCTCATTAATCCAAATAGCTTGCATTGATATAGAAACAGGATCAGAAAACGGTTTTCCGGATCCTGTAACTGCAAGTGAGGAAGTAACAGCAATCACTGTTGGAATTAATGGCAAGTATTATGTTTGGGGGTGTCGTGATTTTAAAACTGACGATCCTAATATTACATACTATCATTGTAATGATGAAGTACACTTGTTAAAACATTTTTTAAATGAGTGGCATTTTTTGGGGCCAGATATTGTTACAGGTTGGAATATTCAGTTCTTTGACATTCCATATTTAGTAAATCGAATCAGACGAATTATTGGTAACAACGAATGTAAGCTTCTATCACCATGGAAAATTATAAACGAACGGCTCGTGCAATCAATGAAATTTCAAGGTGGTCGGGATGTCGTTTTTTATGATTTGGTGGGATGTGCAACATTAGATTATTACGAGTTATACAAAAAATACACCTACACAAATCAAGAGAGTTATCGTTTAGATTATATCGCATTCGTAGAATTGGGTGATCGTAAACTTTCTTTTGAAGAATATGGTGGTCTTCAAGAATTATATCAAGAAAATTTTCAATTATTTATTGAATACAACATAAAAGATGTGCAACTTGTAGAGCGATTAGAGGACAAGATGAAGTTGCTCGAAATGGCAGTGGCATTAGCGTATGATGCTAAGGTAAATTTTGTAGATGTGTTTACACAGGTGCGTATGTGGGATGTATTAATATTTAATTATCTCAAAATGAAGAATGTAGTTGTTCCACCAAAAAGTGTAGCCGTTAAAGACGACACTTATGTAGGGGCTTACGTAAAGGATCCAATTAAGGGGATGCATAAGTGGTTAGTTAGTTTTGATCTGAATAGCTTGTATCCTCATCTGATAATGCAATATAACATATCTCCAGAAACTCTTTTGCCGCAACACGTATCAAGTAGTGTTGATAGATTTTTAGATGGGTCGGTAAACACATCAGCATTACCAAAAAATACCTGTGTGTCGGCAAGCGGACAATTGTATAAAACGGATGTTCGCGGATTTCTACCTGATATGATGGAGGAGCGTTATAATAATCGTGTTGTATATAAAAAAAGAATGTTGGATGCTCAACGTCAATTGGAGAAGGAAACAGATCAACAGAAACGAATAAATTTAGAAAAGAAAATATCTCAAAATCACAATTTACAGTTAGCGATGAAGATTTCAATGAACAGCGCGTATGGAGCGATGGGAAATCAATATTTTCGTTACTTTGATACTAGATTGGCAGAGTCAATTACATTAGGAGGACAACTAGCAATTCGATGGGTTGAGAAAGATATTAATAAACATTTAAATAGAGTCTTAGGTACACAAGATTGTGATTATATTATAGCTTCTGATACAGACAGTTTATATATTACATTAGCATCATTAGTTGATAAAATTTTCCCTGACAAAACTAAAACAACCAATGTAAACATTATTAATTTTTTGGACAAGGTTTGTGAACAAGATTTACAACCAATCATTGATAAGAGCTATGAGGGTCTAAAAGAATATATGCATGCTCCTACACAACGGATGTTTATGAAGCGTGAAGCTTTGGCAGATAAAGGTATATGGACAGGGAAGAAACATTATTTATTAAATGTTTATGATAACGAGGGAGTGCGATATTCTGAACCTCGTTTAAAAGTGATGGGTATAGAGTCTGTAAAATCATCTACACCAACTATTTGCCGAAGTAAGTTGAAAGAGGCATTTCTTGTTATCATGAATGAAGACGAGTCAGCCATACAACAATTTATAGTTGATTTTAAACGTGAATTTAAACGTGCTCCTATAGAAGATATATCATTCCCAAGATCTGTGAGAAATTTATTCAAGTATTCAGACAATGCGAGTATTTACACTAAAGGAACACCGATACATGTTAAAGGATCGTTACTTCATAACCACTTAATCAAAAAACACAAGCTATCTCGTTCATATCCTTTAATACAGGAGGGTGAAAAGATTAAATTTGTATATTTGACTAGTCCTAATCCAGTTCATGACCACGTAATCGCAATGATGACTGGGTTACCAACGGAGTTTAATCTACATGAATATATAGATTATGAAAAACAATTCGAAAAGTCTTTTAAAAAGCCATTAGCTGAGATACTCAAAGCAATTGGTTGGTCGCCAGAACATGTTAACACTTTGGACGCTTTTTTTAGCTAGAGTCATATGAATAATGATAATGAAGCAATATTAACCATATCAAAGAAGGGGTGTTTGGTTATAAATGATCAAGTATTTGAGCCGCATCAACTTCGTGAAGCAAAATTATATTTGCAACAACAAGGTATAACCAAGTCTTTTTTTTGGCCGAAGACACAGGATGATATTGAAGCTCTTAATAATATAATTTTAGAAATGGGACTGTTGTCTCCAGAATCAACGGATCATACTATATTAACAAATTATTTAAATTAACTGAGGATAGGAATAAATATGAGTGATTTTTTAAGTGGCTTTTTAGAGGTAGCCAAAAACCCTTATGCTTCAAGGGTTAGTGATGGAGTAGAGGCTGGAGATGTTTCTTCATTTATAGATTCAGGAAGTTATATTTTAAACGCTCTTCTGTCAGGTGATATTTATGGAGGGTTACCCGCCAATAAAATTACTGCTTTTGCTGGAGAGTCGGCGACAGGAAAAACGTTTTTTGTTTTAGGTTGCTGTAAGCAGTTTCTTGAAGATAATCAAGATGGTGGTATAGTATATTTCGAGAGCGAGTCTGCTATCAGCAAGGACATGATAGAATCTCGTGACATAGACTCTAAGCGTATAATTATTTTGCCTGTAGCGACTGTACAGGAGTTTAGAACACAAGCTGTTAAAATTTTAGAGAAGCATTTAGAAATTCCAGAAAAGCAGCGACCGCCAATGATGATGTGTTTAGATTCGCTTGGTATGTTATCAACATCAAAAGAGGTTGAAGATACAGCTGAAGGTAAAGACACAAGAGACATGACACGAGCACAAGTTATTAGAGGAGCCTTTAGAATTCTCACTTTAAAACTAGGTAAGGCAAAAGTTCCAATGTTAGTAACTAATCATACATATCAAGAGATGGGATTGTTTCCAGTAAAGAAAATGGGTGGAGGGCTGGGTCTACGTTTCGCTGCTGATATTATATGTTTTCTGTCAAAGAAAAAAGAGAAGGATGGCTCAGAAGTGATAGGTAATATTATACACGTCCTTAATAATAAGAATAGGTTTACAAAAGAAAATATGGTTGTCGATGTTCTTCTTACATATAAGACTGGATTGTCACGGTATTTTGGTATGTTAGATTTAGCTATTAAGTATAACATATTTCAATCTGTTTCCACGAGGATTGTTCTGCCTGATGGTTCAAAAACCTTCAGTAAAACAATAAACGGCAATCCAACAAAATATTTTACAGAAGACATCTTGAATCAAATTAACAAACACGTTTACAATGATTTTATGTATGGCGCAACCGAACATGATGTTGATGATACACACGTAGAGGAGTGTAATGACTGAGGTATATGATAAGGATAAAATTGCTACTGTTAACACATGGTTTTCGATGGTACCAAACCCATCTGATCCAGAAAATCCTGAATCGCAATTATGTATTAGTTTAAGTGTTGGTCCGCTGAAGGGAGCATTAGTTGAGTATGGTAAGTTTAAGTTGAATAACCCTGACACAGATCATGTAACCGCCAGCTTTGAGTATACTATTGTTTATGTGCCAGAAGCCATAAAGGATATTAATTTTACAGATGAGCAAGGAGAGGAGTTTGAAAATATGTTGGGAGACATATTAATTTGTTTACTATTACAAAAACATCAACAAAATGAGGAAGATGACAACACTAGAGACACTGATACTCTCACATTTAATATACTCTGAAAGCTTTTCACGCAAAGCTATACCTTACATATTACCGAGGTATTTTGAAGGTGAGGGTGAAAAATTAGTGTTTCGCGTAATAAGTGATTATACTAAAAAACATAATAAGCCTCCACTTAAAGATGTGATTTTAATAGAATTAGATCAGATGAATGATTTGAGTGAACCTCAATTTGAAGCCGCTGTCAGAATCACAAATGAATTAGAAGCACCTACCTCAATGGATAGTTTAGATTGGATTGTTGACAAAACTGAACGGTTTTGTCAAGATAGAGCGATTTATTTAGCTGTTATTGAGTCAATTAACATTTTGGATGGGAAAGATGATACCCAAACAAAAGGTGCTCTACCTGAAATATTATCTAAGGCATTATCTGTGTCATTTGATCCAAATATAGGACACGATTATATTGATGATGTTGAAAGTCGGTTTGATTTTTATCATGCAGTCGAAGACAGAATTGAATTTGATTTGGATTTGTTTAATCAGATAACAAACGGTGGTTTACCAACAAAAACTCTTAATATATGTTTGGCGGGAACGGGCGTTGGGAAGAGTTTGTTTATGTGTCACCACGCCGCTTCATGCTTAACACAACATAAAAATGTTTTGTACATCACACTTGAAATGGCAGAAGAAAGAATCGCAGAGCGTATCGATGCAAATTTGTTAGATATAGAGATGGGACAGCTAGCTTCGTTATCACGAGAACAGTATGTTAAGAAGGTAGATAATGTTAGAAAGTTGACGCGAGGTAAGTTGATAGTGAAAGAGTATCCGACAGCTTCAGCCTCAACACTACACTTTAAAAACTTGTTAAGTGAATTGAAACTAAAGAAAAATTTTGTTCCAGATATAATATTTGTGGATTATTTGAATATATGTACAAGCTCACGTATTAGATCAGGATCAGCAGTTAATTCATATACATTAGTAAAGTCGATAGCGGAGGAGTTGAGAGGAATGGCTGTAGAGAATAACGTGCCAATAGTTTCAGCAACACAAACAACGCGATCAGGTTTTACGTCCACAGATTTAGGTTTAGAAGACACTAGCGAAAGTTTTGGGCTACCTGCGACAGCGGATTTCATGTTCGCTATCATATCTACAGATGAACTGGAAGCCTTAGATCAAATAATGGTTAAGCAATTAAAGAACCGGTATAATGATATTGCATCAAATAGAAAATTTATTGTAGGTATAGATCGCGCTAAAATGAGGTTGTATGATGTTGAGCAGATTGCTCAAACAGATCTAGTTAAAAGTGGTCAAC